CGCTAGCAACAGTCCTGTTCCATCCTGGAACAGGTGCGGTTATCAAACCGCAGGACCATACAGGCTTTCCGGCTTGCAGAGTTGGGAGTTGATGCCATTGGCCACCAAGAAACGGATCATACCGTTCAAGGGACCATCTGGCGGTAAGTTGGCGGTAACAACCACCACTTACGTCTCTAACCCGGTTGAAACGAAGACGACAGTCTATCGTTCGGGTCCTGAGTCATTCAACTTCCCTCTACTGCAGGGACTCCAGATCACGGAGTCAGAAAGTCATCCGAATTGGAAAAACCGCAAAAGCGGTGTTTTCAATGGGGACATTGGCGGGCCGTTCTACTCGTATAGGAGATACTGCACTAGCGAAATCGCTATGGGCAGCACATCTTATACTTGGCATGACGGTCCGATCTCTCAGGGTTATCCTGATGGATGGTATAGGTTTTGGTCGAACTACTCTGGTCCGATCATGCCTACCACCGCACTTCAGTGGCCTACCTTAGACGCTTCGAGCGATTCAGCTCTTAACGCCTTTGGTACGACTGCTATTGCGCGGTGTTCACCATCCCGTCCCCCCGTCGATCTGTCCACTACTATCGGTGAGCTATTCCATGAGGGCATTCCTGCTCTCATAGGTGGCACACTGAAAACATGGCGCGGGCTTTCTGCACGCGACCGCCGAAGGGCGATCGGTAAAGAATACCTTAACTATGAGTTTGGGTGGAAACCGCTTGTAGATGATCTCATGGGCTTCGCAGCCGGTGTTATCGACGCGAATTCTGCTTTCGAGCAGTATGAGCGTAATTCTGGCAAGTCGGTTAGACGGGCGTATGACTTCCCGGAGATTCATTCCTCTTCTATAACGAAGATTGGGGGATTGACGTATCCATACGTCTCTCCCTCCGCTGAAAGCATGTATAGCGATCAGGGAATGAATCCGTCGGGTCAGGTGTATAGAGAAGATGATGTCTCTATACGTAGGTGGTTCCGTGGAGCTTTCAGCTATTACGTTCCTCCGATCAGTGATGATCTGACGAACGAGATTGCTAGGGGCGTGATCTACGCCCGTAAGACCCTCGGAATTTCACTTACTCCAGAAACTCTCTGGAACCTGGCTCCTTGGAGCTGGGCTGTCGATTGGTTCAGCAGTTCAGGCGATGTTATATCGAACTGGACTGATTGGGCAATTGACAATCAGGTGTTGTTGTATGGGTATATCATGGAACATCAAGTCCATAGACGTACCTATACATATACAGGCGCCGCGAACCTTCGCGGTGGCATGTATCCGGCGCCAATCTCTTTGGTCGTTGAGACCAAGAAAAGGGTACCAGCAACGCCATATGGTTTTGGTCTTTCTTATGATGGGTTCTCCACCAGACAGAAAGCCATTATCGCTGCGCTCGGCATTAGCCGGTCGAAGTGATAGACCTAGTGTTAGCACTCTCGCGCCAAACAATAGGGAACCATCCGGTTCCTAGGAGTGATGCCTATGTCATTCACTGATCCGCTCTCGATCACCATCTCGGGTACGACCTCGTCCCTCCCTCGCACTGGCGACACGCCAGGCGACGGAGATGGCTCGGTCTACACGAGTGGTGACGGACTCATTTCGCTTAGCGCTAGCCACTCTGTGGCAAAACGCAGGCGTCGAGTCCTTCGGGTCGACGTTTCGAAGTTGACAGCTGACCCATTCAAGCCAGCTGAGAATGTCAAAGTCGCCATGAGTAACTACATGGTCTTTGACATTCCCCCGGCCGGATTCTCTCCGGCTGAGGCACTTGCGGTATATGCGGGGTTCAAGACCCTGTATTCCGCGACTTCGGACACGCTGATTGTGAAGCTTCTCGGTGGCGAGTCATAGACCCAGCGTTAGACGTAAAGTCTATGCTGATGAAAATGGCACGCTCACCTTTGAGCTGCAACCATCGTGTCATCGGATAGTCGTGAGCCTGGGGACCGTCATGTCGAAAGACGCGGCGGACACACCGGGATCTCATATGGCCGTTCTGGAGGACCTAGAAGGTCCCCCGGACGGCGTAGCGTTGATTACGATCTTCATACGACGTTCACTAAAAAGTTCTTAGTGTTCGTCGTGACGATCGTCAACGCTCTCTATCTGGTGAGCGAAGTAATCCTACAGACTATCCATGTCTGTTAGGGTTTCTTATGTGAGCTTCTTCCCTTCCCACTGGAAATGCACTTCCGGTCACATGGTGTGTAAATACTGTGTGATTCCGGGGGCGCCTCTTTTCGTGCGGGTAGGGGATAGGCGGTATGACGTAGGCTAGGGATTGACCACCTCTTGATAAAGGAGGGATCATGAAAAGCCTGATGTCACTCTGGTCCTGTACAGCCAACGAATTGGCTGTGCGTTGTTGCACTAGCGCCACCCGTGACATAAACTATGTCTCGGGTCGGCTTGAACACGAGGGGTTACCGTTTCTAGCGATAACCCTGGCAGACCTCGGAAAAGCTACCCAAAAGTGGCTTGACCAAGGTTTTGTCGTCTCGTCCGATCTTCCCGCGTTTAAAACCGCGGGTCCTCGGAATAGGCTCCCTGCATTCCTGCAAGGTTTCTATAGACGTGTGTTCGAGCCTAGTAGTGGCGTACTTCTGGATAATCCCGACATAGAAGCAATCTATGCTATTCGTCAGCTTTCGCTGATGTTTAGCAAGATAGCCCTCCCGGTGGATTCCCTTGATGGGTGTTCCACGCTGAACGTCAGTTCAGAACGAGAGAGGTTAGCTATGTCGGAGTTTATTCAGTGTGAGAAGGATGTTAAGTTCTCAGACAGTATTCTCGATCCCCTTTACCTAAAGGATTTCGAGCGTATGTCGGGAGTGCTTTTTGGTGAGATGTTTGATTGGGTTGAACAAATCCTTTCATTACAACCCCTCACCCCGAAGCACGGCCCAGGCGCTGTGGCTGATTATCTTTCCAGTAATGGAAAATATAACCAGCCAACCTGGACCACTAGACTCCAGTCGGTTTTCCCGGCTGGAGACTACCTTGCCGTAAACTCCAGATTTTATTCTGGAATTAGGCCTCCTCGCTGTTATAGCGAGTCGGCTACCGCACATCTTGGTTTTGATGTGAGTTCGGCAGGAGTTAACATCCTCGAACCCGGCTCAGAGATTCCCGTTAGGGTTATTTCTGTGCCTAAAACGCTCAAGTCACCTCGAATCATTGCCATTGAGCCTACCTGCATGCAGTATGTGCAGCAAGCGCTCTTTGACGTTTTTCGAAATGGAATCGAGAGGTTTTACCCCCTCTCCTCCATGGTTGGAATCGATGACCAAGAACCTAATAGGTTCTTGGCATGTCAAGGATCCCACAGTGGGGACCTTGCCACACTCGATTTGAGTGAAGCTTCCGATCGTGTCTCGAATCAGCATGTTCATGCCCTGCTCGCTGGCCATCCTCTTTTGCTTGAGGCTGTCCAATCGTGTAGGTCACGTAAGGCTGATGTGCCTGGCCACGGTGTTATCCGTTTAGCCAAGTTCGCGTCTATGGGTTCAGCTCTTTGCTTTCCTATTGAGGCCATGGTCTTCCTGACCATAATCTTTCTAGGAATTGAGCGAGAGCTAAGTACTCCGCTTTCTTCGCATGAGGATATCATTCCCTATGCGGAGCGGGTGCGTGTCTTTGGTGACGATCTCATTGTCCCCAAAGACTATGTGCTGTCCGTTGTTGACGAACTGAGTGTTTTTGGACACAAAGTTAACGTCAGCAAGTCTTTCTGGACCGGAAGGTTCAGAGAGTCTTGCGGACGGGAGTTCTACGATGGCCATGACGTTTCAATCGTCAAGGTCCGATCGGTTCTCCCGACACGACGGCAGGATGCGAGCGGGGTAATCTCCGCTGTTAGTCTCCGGAACCAGTTTTACTGGGCCGGACTCTGGCAGTCGGCGAATTGGATGGATGGACTTATAAGGAAACTCCTTAGGGAGTTCCCGAATGTCACACCATCCAGCCCGCTGTTGGGCAGAGAGTCGGTACTGGGATATGAATTCCAGACAATCGACCCTCGTACACACAGCCCCCTCGTCAGGGGCTGGTTTGTGCACTCCAAACCCCCACGAGATAAACTCGATGGAGTTGGAGCCCTTCTCAAGTGTCTCAGTAGGACGGATAGGGTACCCGGATTTGGCTTGCCAAACCCGGAGTACAAACCTACTCCGCCCATCTTCGACGTTGCGAACGTTGATGATGAGCACTTGGAGCGTTCTGGACGCCCCGAGACCGTCAACATCAAGCTCGGGAGGAGGTCGCCCTATTAAAGGGCGATCGGGTTGTGACAACCCGCAGGAGGTGTGAAAGCCTCATTGCGGTGAGGGTAGCGGTTCGCGGAAGCGTGGCGACCCGTGACTTACTCTGGGCATGCTGTACGACATAGTTATAGATTTCTTTGAGAGACTTCACATCGTCGGAGCCGATGTTGAAAGTTTCCGACACCGGGTAATCCAGAGCTAACA